CGAAGGCCCGTGCTTCGTCGGGATCGACCTGTCGAGCAAGCTCGACTTGACCGCGGCCGCGGCCTACTTCCCTGAGACGCACTCGCTGATCGTGCGCTTCTGGATCCCGTCGGAGAACATCGAAGACCGCAAGCGCCGCGACGTGTTCGACTATCCGCGCTACGTGCGCGAGGGTTGGATCGTCGCGACCGACGGGAGCGTCGTGGACCAGGCTGCGATCCGCAATCAGGTCCGCGAGTGGGGCGAGACGTACGACGTGCAGGAGGTCGGATACGACCCGTGGAACGCCTCGCAGATGGCGGTCTGGCTGCAGGACGAGGACGGGTTCCCGCTGACGGAAGTGCGGCAGGGCTTCCGCACGCTGAGCGACCCGTTCAAGGCGTTGATCGGCCTGGTGCTCGACAAGAAGCTGCGGCACGGGGGTAATCCCGTGCTCGAGTGGAACGCCTCGAACCTGAAGGCGCGGCGCGATCCGAACGACAACTGGGCGCCGGAGAAGCACAAGGGCGGGCGGAAACGCATCGACGGAATGGTTGCCGCGATCATTGCGCTGTCGCGGGCCACCGCGACGACGGAGACTACCGCCGATCAGTCCTGGGTGCTCAGCGCCGATGAGGCCGCGTCGTGACGATCCGCGAGCAGCTCGCCGCGGTGCACGACATGCGGCCGTCGCCGGCGATCGCGCTGCGATCGTCGCCCGAGAACCCGCAGTCGTGGCTGTCGCAGTCGGCGGAGTGGTTCGACACGTGGGCCTCGGGCGGCGGCGTGGCCGACTCGGGCCAGACGGTCAGCGATCAGACGGCAGTGCGCGTCGCTGCCGTCTGGGCGTGTGAGCAGTGCCTGAGCAGCTCAATGGCGTCGCTCCCCGTCGGCCCGCTGCGCCGACTCCCCGGCGGCGGCAAGGAGAAGGCGCAGGATCATCCGCTGTGGCCGCTGCTGCACGAAGAGCCCAACCCGAGCATGTCCTCCTTCACGTGGGTAGAGGTGGAGCAGCTCCATGTAACGCGACGCGGGAACGCCTACTCGGTCATCGAGCGATCGCGACGCGGGCAGGTCATCGCGCTCTGGCCGCTCTCACCGAGCGACGTCGAGGTGATGCAGTCGGAGGACGGGACGTTCGACGGTGGCCTGACGTACAAGGTCCGCGGCGTGGGCACGCCCGTGCTCGCGCGGGACATGCTGCACATCCCGGGCCTCGGCTGGGACGGTATCCGTGGGTACTCCCCGCTGACGATCGCGCGCGAGGTCATCGGCCTGGGGCTGGCCTCGCAGGCCGAAAGCGCGAAGTCGTTCTCGATGGGCTCCCGGATCCAGGGCGTGCTCTCGACCGACAAGCCGGTGAGTCAGGATCAGCGCCGTGGTGCGCTGGAGTCGTGGCGCGCGTCGCTCCGAAGCAAGAGCGACATCGCCGTACTCGGCTCGGGCCTCAAGTACGAGCGCATGGCGATGACCGCTGAAGAGGCGCAGTTCATCGAGCGGCAGAAGTTCACGGTCGAGGAGATCGCGCGCATCTACCGCATTCCGCCGCACAAGATCGGGCACTTGGAGCGCGCGACCTTCTCGAACATCGAGGCGCAGCAGATCCAGTTCGTGACGGACACCCTTGTGCCGTTGATCGGCCGGTGGGAAGGGGAGCTGAACCGCAAGCTCCTGACCCAGACCGAGCGGCAGCGCTACGTGATCCGCTTCAACGTCGCCGGCCTGCTCCGCGGAGAACTGAAGGCGCGGTTCGAGGCGTACTCGCTCGCCGTCAACGCCAACAAGCCGTGGATGAGCGCAAACCAGATCCGCGACCTCGAGGACTGGAACCCGGTCGATGGCGGCGACGACATGAGCCCGCCGATCAACGCTACGAAGCCGACGGAACCGGCCGATGAGCCGGCCGACTCGGCTGCGGCGTAGGAGTCGAGATGGACAATCACGAGCGCCGCTACCTGGTCCGACCCGTAGAGCTACGCGAAGACGCCGGCGGCCCGCACCTCGTGGGCTACGCGGCCGTGTTCGGCGCCGTGGCGGACCTCGGCTGGTTCACCGAAACGATCGATCCCGGCGCGTTCACGCGCACCGTGGCCGAGGACGACATCCGCGGCCTGATCGATCACGACTCCTGCCGGATCATCGGCCGGAACAAGGCCGGGACCATGGTCCTGACGGTGGACGAGGTCGGGCTGAAGTTCGACGTCGCCCTGCCGGACACGACTCCGGGGCTCGATATTGCGAAGAGCGTCAAGCGCGGTGACGTGTCGGGGTGCTCGTTCGCGTTCGAGACCCGCTCCGATTCGTGGGTCTACTCGGACACCGGGCAGCCGGCCCGCACGCTGATCGAGGTCAAGCTCTACGACGTCGGGCCGGTGACGTTCCCGGCGTACGCTGATACGTCCGTTGCGGTGCGGTCGTTCGAGGCGCTCCGGAGCAGGTCATGCGATGCCGCGGCTCGCATGGCCCTGCGCCGGCAGCGGCAAGCGGAGGCGCTCGGCAGATAGCGGTTTCGACGCCGGGGCTAGGCTCGCGACCGAAGATGACGCCTACCCGGCGTCACGCCCCGGTCAGAACACAGGGTTTTCCGGAGAGGGTGCTCCATGGGGAAGCGGACACATGCGCAGCATCGAACTCCGACGCGAGCGAGCCAAGCTCATCGAGGACGCGGGTAAGATCCTCACCGGCGCGGCCGACGCCAAGCGGGCGATGACGGCCGAGGAAGAGCAGACCTTCGATCGCCTCCACGCGGAGGCGGACAGCAAGCTCAAGCAGATCGAGCGCGAGGAGCGCCAGGAGAAGGGCGAGGCCGATCTGTCGGGCTCGCTGCTCGATCGACGCGACAAGCCGACGCGCGGCCGCGGGGCAGCGGACCGCACGTACACCCGCGACGACGTCGCCGCGGCCTACCGCACGCTGCGGAGTCGCGCGGCGTCCTGCACGTCGCCCGGCGACGTGCGGCGCGTCGTCTCGGAGATGAGTGACGACGACCGCGGCGCGATGGCCGCCAACCGCGCGGCGTGGCACGCCTGGCTGCGCGGCGGCCGCGAGGGCATGACCGAGGCCGAACTGGCCGTGGCGACGTTCTCGACGCGCGCCATCAACCAAGAGCTGGAGATCCGCGCGCAGACCGTGACGACCACGGGCGGCGGGTACCTCATCCCTCAGGACTTTCAGCTCGAGCTGGACGAGACGGTGAAGATGTTCGGCGGCGTGCGCGCGGCGTGCCGGGAGATCGCGACGGCGACGGGGAACCCGCTGCCGTGGCCGAACACGAACGACACGGCGAACGTCGGGGAGCTGCTGGCGATCAACACGTCGATCGGCTCGGCGCTGGACATCGTCTACGGCCAGACGCTCTTCGGGGCGTACAAGTTCAGCTCGAAGCCGATCCTCGTTCCTTCCGAGCTGATGCAGGACTCGGCGTTCGACATCGACGGCCACGTGCGCGGCGTCATGGCCACGCGGCTGGGCCGCGTGGAGAACACCTACCTGACCACGGGCACGGGCTCCGGTCAGCCGAACGGGATCGTCACGGCCGCGGCGAACTCATCGGTCGTGCTCGACCTGTCGGACATCGCGACGGCGGCGAACTTCGCCAATGTCGTGGCGAAGCTGATCGACCTGGAGCACTCGGTCGATCCGGGCTACCGCTCGCAGCCCGGCGCCGGGTTCATGTTCCACGACGCCATGCTGAAGCTGTTCAAGAAGACGATCGACGCGAACGGTCGGCCGATCTTCCGCGGAGGCACCGAGGTGCCGGGGTCGGTGGACACGATCGACGGCTACCCGTTCACGATCAACCAGCAGATGGCCAACGGCTCGACCGCCGCCGACAAGGCCGTCCTGTTCGGCGCGATGCAGGAGTACGTCGTGCGGCTGGTCCGCCCGGTCGTGATGTTCCGACTCGAGGAACTCTACCGCGGCTCAGATCAGACCGGCTTCGTCGCGTTCGAGCGGCTCGACGGGAACATCGTCTACAACACGGCCACCGCGGCCGACGCGGCGATCAAGTACGCCGCGATGCAGGCGTGATCCAAATCTAAACCTCGGCGCGGCGCTCCCCACGGGGCGCCGCGCCGGCTGGAGTGAACGTGTCGAGCAATTTGGCCCACAACTGCAAGATCGTCCGCTGCTCGAACGCCGTCGCGGCCGGCACGACGACGGTCAACGGGACCGGCGTAGACACCGCGGGCTACGAGGGTGTGCTGTTCGTGCTCCAGCTCGGGGCGCTGACAGCGACCAACGTGACGACGCTCAAGGCGCAGGGATCGTCGGACGATGGCTCGGCCGACGCCTACGCGGACATGGCCGGTGCGAGCGCGGTCGCCGCGGACACCGAGAGCGGCAAGATCCTGTATCTGGACGTGGCCGACCCGCGTGAGAAGTGGGTCCGCCCCGTGGTGACTCGTGCGACGGCGAACGCCGTCATCGAGTCGATCATCGCCATCCTGTACGGCCCGAAGTCGATGCCGACGGCGCAGAACGCGACCGGCACGAGCGGCGGGACCGTCATTCGGAACGTGTGAGGAGGACCGCATGCAAGTCGTCATCAGGAAGCCCTGCCACGTCGACGGCATCAAGCGCCAGGTGGGCGCGCACGTCGAGGTCACGCCGACTCAGGCGTCGGGCCTGATCGCCGCGGGCTACGCGGTGGACGCGGCCGGTGAGGTGGAGACAGCGGCCACAGAGGGCGGGCCGGAGAACGCAGCCGACACGCGGCCGAGGGGCCGCAGGGGCTAGCCCGTGCCCGTTCCAACGGACTTCACCTCCGCGGCCGCGGTCAAGGTCGCGCTGAACCTCCCCGGGACGTCGGGAGACGACGGGAACATCGCCGCGCTCGTTCCGCAGGCGACCGCGTGGCTGCTGCAGGAGATGGACCGCCCGAAGTTCTTCAAGAGCCATTCCAGCGGGACGCCCGTCGACGAGACGACGTTCGTGCGCGTGCACGAGGGCGGTTCGGCCAAGCTCTTCTTGCCGCGCTACCCGAACGTCACGATCACGTCGCTGTGGCTCAGCACGTCCGTGCCGCGGGTCTACGACGCGACGACGCTGCTCACTGACGGCACGCACTTTCTGCTCGACGCGGAAACGGGGATCGTGCACCGCGTGGGCGGGGACTGGCCCGACGATCCGTTGGCGGTCAAGGTCACGTACAACGGCGGATACGACACCGTGCCCGCCGAGATGGAGCGAGCGGCGCAGGAGCTGATCGCGTTCTGGCTGCAGAAGGGCAAGGACCGCCTCTATCACCTCACCGGAACTCAGCTCGGAGACGGTGAGGTCCAAGGCGTGCGGTTCGATGCGCCCCAGACCGTGATCGACGCCTGCTGGCGCTACCGTGATTTACGGATGGCGGCCTGATGGCCGGCGAGCGCGCGAGCCGTCTGCTCTCCGTCCGCGACGCTTCCGTGCGCGCGACGGCGGACTCGATGCGTCGCGCGGCGATCGCCCGGATGCGCCAGCTCACGCGAGCGAGCCGCGACGCCGGGAACGTCATCCGCCGGCAGCAGCTCGACTACCTGCGCAGCGGCGCCCGCGGGCCATCGGTCCGGCCCGAGGCCGAGCGGCTGACGAAGCGGAAGGGCGGCGGCCTCGTGTGGAAGACCGGCTCCGCGCTGCTGGCGCACCACCGCGTCGTGGTCCGGCGCGCGCTGGTGGCCGCGGTGAATCGGTGGGAGGTCTTCGTCGGTCCCACGCCCGGCGGCCCGGCGTTCTACGGCAAGTTCCACGAACTCGGCGTGGGGCCGCGCACGACGAAGGCAGGCAAGTCGCGCGGCATGTTGATCGCCGATCCGTGGATGCACCCGGCCTACGAGGCGCAGGCCGACCGCGTGACCGAGATTTACGCGCGGGCCAACTCCGAAGTGTTCGCGCGGTGAACGGTGGTGCGACGTGGGGCTGATCCTCGATCCGGACTTCGAGCTGAACGACGGCTCGTGGCTCTTCACGGGCGGCACGGGGCAGGAGTCGATCGACGCAGTCACGGCGTCGCACGGCAGCAAGTCGCTGCGCCTCGGGCTGATTCACGGCTTCGGCGGCTCGACGCAGTTCGGTCGCGCGGAATCCAGCCTGTTCACGCTTGCGGTGAACGAGCCGCTCGACATCGACATTCGGAGGCCGGCGACGAGTCACGCCGACGTGCGCCTCGAGCTGTCGCTGCGCTACCCGGACACGTCGCTCGTGCCCTTCGCGCAACTCGCCCCTGCCGATCTGCCAGCGGACGAGTGGACCACGTTCGAGTACGACCTCGGGGCGACCGGCCTGGAGCATCGGCTCGTGATCTCAACGTACTGGACGGGCGGGGTCAACACGATCGCGACCGGGGAGTGGCGCGCGGACTTCCTCGAGCTGGGAGGCCTCGTGCGCAAGCGTGAGGCCATCCGAGACGCCGTGGCTGCCGCGGTCGCCACGATCACCACTGCGAACGGCCACGCCGTCCAGGTCGCCAGCGTTCACAAGGGCTCGCGGCGACACGACAAGATCGTGGACTGGCCGGAGGCGCAACTCACGTTCGGCGAGGAGCGCAAGGCGATGAACGAGATGCACCGCAAGCGGTGCGAGCTCGACCTGGTCTTCGTCCACGTGGCCCAGGACGGAGCGCTCAGCGCCGAGCGCCAGCTCGAGGAGGTCATCGGCTCCGTCGAGCAGGTCCTGGAGACGCAGGCCGGGGGCAACTTCCTCGGCCTCAGTTACGTCGAGGACGTCCAGGTCGTGCACATCCCGCAGCCCGTCGAGCTAGACGGTGAGGCATCGCGCGGGGTGCGCGTGTACGGGCAGCTCGCGACGGTGACGTATCGGTACGACCGCGCGCAACCGTGAGGAGTTCGTCATGCCGAAGATCAGGAACGTGTCCGGATACGACCAGGTGATCCAGAGCGACGTCGGACGCTTCGAGGTCGCAAGCGGTCGCACGTGCGACGTACCGCAGCAGGTCGCTGACGACCTCACGGGCCGCCCGGGGTGGGCGCTCGTGCCCGCGTCGGCCGCGGCGCCGGCGAAGGAGTAGGGCATCGGAGTTTGCCGGGGCTAGGCTCGCGACCGAAGACGGCGCGCACCCGAGCGTCGCTGCCCCGGCAATTCAAGTTCCTCGGGCATGCAGGAGCGGGTGGTCCATGAGGCGGACCAATGTACGAGGCATTCGTCGGCTGGGGAGCCGAGACCACCTGGGGCACGCCCGTGACGCGTACGGTGTTTGCCCGGGCCTACCCCGAGGCCGCGCTGGATCACGAGGTCCCGCAGGAGCCGTACGGCTACATCGCGTCGCGTGACGCCGAGGTCCCGTTCGTGCAGGCACAGAAGGGCACCGGCTCGCTGCCGATCCCGATGTCCTACGTCGGGATGGAGCGCCTGCTCGAGCACTGCGTCGGAAAGCGCACGACGTCGGGCGCTGGGCCCTACACGCACACCTTCGACGTCGACGATGCGACGTACACCCGGACCAGTCCGGCCGCGCTGGTCGGCCTGACGATCGAGCACTATCTGGGGCTGCCTGACGCCAGCCTCGGGTCGCTGTTGCTCTACGGCGCGCGCTGCCGGTCGTACGGCGCTCAGATCCGCGCCAACGAGCAGATGCGCTTCAGCTCCGAGTGGATCGGCAAGCAGGTCGTGCAGGCCGCGAAGACCGCGTCCCCCACGTTCCCGGCGTACGGATCGGCCGCGGCGTCCACGTTGGTGAAGTGGACGCAGATCGCGATCACGCTGGACGGCACGGCGGGCGCGCCGATCTACGGTCTGGACTTCACGGTGAACAACAGCCTCCGTGAAGACAAGGTCCAGCTCGGGGGCGGCGGCTACATCAGCGCTCCGCTGGCGCAGGGCAAGCGGAGCGTCACGGGGACGATCGACAAGGAGTGGATCACCGCGGCCCCGGGAGGCAAGGCGCTCTACGATAAGTTCCTCGCGAATACGTCAGCGACGATCCTCGCGACGGCCACGGGCCCCGGCAACTTCTCGATGACCGTGCGTTTCAACAACGTGCGGTTCACCGGAAAGACGCCGATCGGCAAGGAGTCGGAGGAGACCGATCAGTCGCTGCCCTGGACTGCGTACGACGACGCGACCTTCGGCGCGATCCAGATCGTGCAGATCAACGACACGCAGACGCCTGCATGAGCGCGGAGACGCAGTTCGTGCGCCGGGGCCTCGTGCAGTTCGAAGTCGACCTGCACGGCGAGGCCATGGTCCTTGAGTTCCGGCTGCCGACCGTGGAGGACTTCGCCGCGGTGGACGAGCATCTCCCGGTGATCGCTCCGACCGAGGGCGCCGAGGTCTACGAGTCGCCGGCGGAGGTGCAGCGGATCGCGCAGCGCGCTCGGGCGCTCCTGCTGCGCGTGACGCTGGCGCCTCGGCTGGTGGCCGAGCCTCACCCGGGCGAGGGGGAGCTCTTCGTCGGGGCGCTGCGGTCGGAGGACCTGCTCGCGATCGCCGGGACGCTGCGCGGCCTGGCGGGCCTCGGAGGTGCGCAGGCGGCGAGGCTGCGCCCTTTCTCCGCGACCGCAGGCTCCTCGTGACGCTCGACGCACTCGGGCGGCGGTACGGGCGGCCACCGTCGGAGTGGATCGATCCGGGCGACTGGACGGACGTCCAGCGCCTGAGCGTGGACCTCGCGGCGCATAACGCCGGCATCCGGGCCGAGAACGAGGCGGCGCGGAAGGCGCAGCAGCGGGGGCGGTAGGTGGCGACGCGGAACGCACGGGTGATCTTGTCGGCCGAGGATCGCGCCTCGGCGGAGATCAACCGAGTCGAGCGGGCGCTCCGCGGAGGGCTCGGCGGGGCCATCGGATACGTCTCCTCGGCGCTCACGCCGATGGGCGTCGGCCTCGGCGCCGCCACGGCCGCGCTCGGGGTGTTTGCGGCGGCAGCCGCGGCGACTGTCGCGATGCTCGGCCAGGTCGTCCACGCAGCCGCGGAGCAGCAGGAGGCCGACATCCGTCTCGCCGCGGCGCTGCGCTCGGTGGGCGAGGATGCCGACGCCGCGGTTCCGCGCCTGCGCGACTACGCCTCGAGGCTGCAGGCGACGACGGCGTATTCGGACGACGCGATCCAGTCGGGCATGGCGCTGCTCGTCTCGATCGGTCGCCTGCGCGGCGAGGGGCTGGAGCGCGCGACGAAAGCCGCGCTCGACTTGGCCGCCGGAACGCAGCAGGAGCTTGAGCCTGCGTTCCGCGCGCTCGCGAAGGCCGCGGCAGGGAACACGACCGCGTTGCAGAAGTTGATCGGCGAGATCGGCAAGGGCGCGACCGAGGGCGAGACGTTCGCGCGCGCACTCGACCGCATCGACACCAACTTCTCCGGCCAGGCCGCGGCGCGGATGGACTCCTTCCGCGGCCAAGTGGAGGCGCTGGGGCTCGCCTGGGGCGACGTGCAGGAGATCATCGGCCAGCCGTTCCTCGAGGTCCTGCAGACCGACGCCCAGGCGCTACTGCCTTTGCTGCTTGGGTTCGCCGACGCCGAGGCCGCGGCGCAGGCGTATCGCATGGCCGTGCTGCAGGCAGCCGCGGCCACGCACGCGGCAGTCGCAGCCGCGGCGACACTCGGTGCCGGCATGCTCGACCTCGCCGGCGACGCCGAGCAGGCGATCCTCGCGCTCCACCCGCTGATCGCGACGGCCGCGCGGCTGTCGGGGACGGACATCGGCGAGTTCCTCGACGACGCGGCCGAGGGCCTGGACGCAATCTCCGAGCGGGCAGCGGAGGCGGCCAGGCGTCTCGCGGCGCTCTCGCTGGCCGAGCCGTCACTCGGCACGGCGCGGGCGACGCCTGGCGGGTCGGACGAGGACCGCGAGGAGGAGGCGGCCGCCGCGGCGCGGAAGCGCCGAGCAGAGACCGTGCACCGCGACCTCCTGCAGCAGCAGCAGACCTTCGCCCGCGCCGCCCTGGCGACCCAGGAGGCCCTGGCCGCCGCGCTGGCCGGTCAGGAGGAGGCACAGTGGCAGCAGCGCCGGGTGGCGATGACGCAGCGGCAGGCGCTGGAGCTGCATGACTTGGAGCGCAGTCTGGACGAGCAGACGCGGGCCCGTCGCGACTCGGGCGCCCGACTGACGGCCGAAGAGCAGGCGGCCGTCGAGGCCAACGCCGAGGCCGCCGGCGAGCTGCGGCGCAAGCACCAGGCGGAGATCGAGGCGGACGACGCGGCCCACCAGGAGCGTCTGCGGCAGCAGGCCGCCCGGGCGGCGCAGACGCGCGCGGAGACCGAGCTGCTCATCGCCACGGAGGCGCTGGCGCGCCGCCAGGCCGCCGAAGAGACGGCCATGCAGGAGCGCCACGCGGCCGAGCGGCTCGCCGTGGCGGGCCAGGCCGAGGCGCTGCGCGAGGTCGAGGCCCGCCAGGCGCAGGAGACCCAGGCCCTGCGCGTCCAGCACGCGACGGAGCTGCAGGCCGAGCTGCTGCCGATCGAGCTGGCAGGACTGCGGGAGCGCCACGCGGCGGAACTGGCGGAGATCGGCCGGAGCGAGGAAGAGAAGGCGGCGCTGCGCGCGCAGTTCCGCGCGGACGAAGAAGCGCTACGCGACGAGTACCTGGCCCGGGTCACGGAGGCGAACGCGGCGGCCGCGGAACGCGACGCGGCGATCGACGAGGCCGCGGCGGAGCACAAGCGCGAGCAGGTGCGCCGCGCCGGCGACATGATCGTCGGCTCCCTGCGCGAGATCTTTGGCAAGAGCAAGACGGCGTCTATCGCGCTGGCGCTGATCGACACCTTCCGCGCCGCCGCCCGGGCGTACGCGGACTTCCCCTGGCCGTTCTCGGCGGTCGTCGCCGGGCTGGTCACGGCCGCCGGACTCAAGCAGGTGGCCGACATCCGCAAGCAGCGCTTCGCCACTGGCGGCGTGGTGCAGGGCCCTGGCGGCTCCGACCGCGTGCCGTCGCTGCTCACCGCCGGCGAGCTGGTCGCCGACACGCGGCCGGCCGAGGCGCGGGCGATCCTCGGCGGCCGCGCGGCGATCGTGCCGATGGCTCTCCTGCGCGACGCGGCGTCATCCGCAGCCGGATCAGCGCAGCGCTCGACGCGGGGCGGCCGCGTGGACGAGATGCCCCCTGTCGGCGGTGGGCCGGGGCGTGATATCGCGATCCACCTGCACGTCGCCGGCGACGTGCTCGACTCCGAGGAGTGGTTCCTGCGGAACGCCTCTGGTGTGGCCCGGGCGATCCGCGAGGCCTCCGACCGCGGGATGCTCTGATGCCGGCGGACTACACGTTCCTCGCGGTCCACCCGTATTCGGTGGATTACCGCGATCCGGTGACGCATGTCAACGAGCTCGAGGACGGGTCGGAGCTGCGCCAGGAAGTGGACCCGACGACGGGCGCGACGTTCCGCGTGCTCATGATCCTGACCGCCGCGCAGCTTGTCGATCTGATGGGCCACTGGCGGACGGTGCGGAACGCGACGTCGTTCCAGGCTGCGACGTCGGATCCGAATCAGACCGGGTTCGACGCTGCGAACCCCGCCACGACGCCGCTCGGGACCGTGCGCTACGCCTCCATGCCCTCGTGGACGTGGCGCGGCCCGGACGAGTACGAGGCGCGAGTGGACCTCGTCCGGCTGCCGAACGAGTAGGGCGTGCTGACCCACGACGAGACGATCTCGCTGGCGCTTGCTGGGCGCGTGCTGCGCACAGCGCCGGTCGTCGAGATCGATCCGCCGGACACGCTCGGGGCGATCGAGAACGTCACGGACGGGGGGTTCGAGAATTGGGCGTCGGCGACGGACCTGACGAGCTGGGGGGAGATCATCTCCGCGGGGAACACCGTCAACAGGGAGTCCGTCGAGAAGCGCACAGGGACCTACTGCTTGCGGTTCGACAAGACCGCCAACGGTGGGTTG